ATCATAATAAAACACCTCATAGCCAAGAACAAAAACACTTATATGAAAAATTCGTACAGATAATAAGTGTTCTCACAGGTAAGTCTATTGATTATGCTAAAACTGGCGTTAAATATCCCATGCCTATCAATATTTCCAAGTATGCACGTTCTTTACCTTATTTTATGAGATATGCAAAAGATGATATAAATTTTGTTGATGATTCTAAAAAAATGTTTATAAATAACAACGGCAAAAATGAAGTCTATGTTTTTTATAACAGTAAAAATAAACCCAATAAAATAGACAAAGACGGAAAAGAAAAAGAAAGTTCTTCAAAATACACTCGAAGTAACAGTAATCTTAATAGGTTGTGTTTTGATATTGAGAAATGGGAAAAAGGTATTCGTTGGAAGAGAACCTATAAAGAATTTAATTATCAAATTATGGTAGATGAAGGTATCCCTCACAACCAAGAGAAGTTTGATAAAATAAATGAAATATATCGAGAATTCCAAAAAGAAATGTCAAGTTTAGCTGTTTTTCAAGCAAAATTAAAAAAATATGATACCTATGAAGATGAATTGAGAGATATAATTTCCAAAGAAAAAGCAAAGCTCTTTACTGTTAATTGGGATTATTATTACAACCTTTATAAAGACAAGTGTAGAGAAGTTTGTCCAGACATTTGCGAGCTTGCCAATATTGCTGTAAAATTGTGTTATGAGGTATATCCTAAAAAAGACAATAAATTTATGTGGAGAATGGCAGAAGAAGGAATCGTAAAAAATATAAAACAAGTTGACTTGATGCTGCCCCAAAAGTGTAATGACGGTACAGAATTGTATCTTGGTAAAAAATATAAAATGATTGAAATAAGAAAGGAAAATATAAAACAATTTAATGATTAACGAAGTTATAGAAGCAAATACATATTTAAACGGTGAGTATTTAAACAAAAAGAATCTTTTTAGAATTTGTTATATGCTGGCTAAGTGGTTTAAAGAGCAGGGACAGACTCACATAGAAATTAGAGATTCTATATTTAATTGGGCTAAAAAATACAATTTATTTATTCCATATAATTTAAACAATATCATATATCAAGCTTTGGATGACAAACAGAGATTAAAGGATAATGTTGTTGTAAAAATAAATGAAAAAGACACGCAGGAAATAAATAAGCGGTTTGATAACAAAAACACAAAATTAGTTGCTTTAGCAATGCTGTGTTACGCTAAAGCTTTTGCAGATAGGGACAAAGAATTTTCATTGTCATCTGTTGCATTGTCGGCATGGCTGGACATGAACGACTCTAATTTAAGGAACATATACATACGAGAGCTGATAGATTTTGGGTATATCACCAAGGTTGAAAATACTCAAAACACCCATTCTTGGAACAAGAAAAAAAGCAGCAAAACACAAAAATATAAAATGTTGGCAGACTTACATAATTCTGGAGAAACACAAATAATGGAAAATGATATTAAATCACTATTCGAGAAATTATTCTAAGTGTATTATGGATACTATATATATAGTTAAATCTATTAGTTAATTTGAATAGTTAATTCTATTAGTTAATTTCATTAGTTACTTTTATTAGGTATGTTAAAACGACAGACAACGGAGTGTGTCTGTTGAAGCGTTGAAACGAAATGGTTGCACACTCCCGTGACTTTAGTCGTGGGTTAGCAACCGTAAATACCAAATAAAAGAAAGAAGGCGTGCAACATAGAAAAAACATATAAATTTAGAATTTATCCTAATAAAACACAAGTGATATTAATTCAAAAAACATTCGGTTGCACTCGCTTTATTTATAATCAAATATTGTCATTAAAAATGGATCAGTACAAGCAAAACAACAAAAACATAAATAAAAATGAATGTAACAATTACTGTAACCAAGTTTTAAAGCAAGAGTATTGTTGGTTAAAAGAAGTTGATAAATTTGCTTTAACCAATTCTATTTATAATTTAGATTCCGCATACCAAAACTTTTTCAGAAGAGTAAAACAAGCAAATTGTAAAGCTGGATTTCCAAAATTCAAAAGTAAAAAGGACAATCACAAATCATATAAAACCAACCTTACAGGAAAGAATATACAAGTTTTAGAAAAACACATTAAACTTCCAAAACTCGGTTTAGTGAAATGTGCTGTGTCAAAACAAATAGAAGGTAGAATTCTTAATGCAACAATATCTCAAAATCCAAGCGGTAAATATTTTGTTTCTGTTTGTTGTACAGATGTTACTCAAGCTCAATATGAATCAACTGGTGCTGTAATAGGTATTGACTTAGGTTTAAAAGACTTTTGTATAATGTCAGACGGTCAAACATTCGTTAATCATAAATATCTTGCAAAGTCACAAAAGAAACTTGCTAAACTTCAAAGACAACTATCAAGAAAAACAATTGGTAGTAATAATAGAAACAAAGCAAGAATTAAAGTGGCAAGATTGCACGAAAAGATAAACAACCAAAGGACAGATTCAATTCACAAATTATCAACTCAGTTAATTAAAGATTACGACATTATATGTCTTGAGGATTTGCAAGTTAAAAATATGATGAAAAATCATAAACTTGCGAAATCAATTAGTGATGTGTCGTGGAGTGAGTTTGTCAGGCAGTTAAATTATAAAGCTGGATGGCAACATAAATCTGTAGTTAAGGTAGATAAATTTTATCCAAGTAGTCAAATATGTAATGTTTGCGGGTATAAGAATATAGGAACAAAAGATTTATCTATCAGAGAGTGGATATGCCCTCAATGTGGGACTAATCACGACAGAGATATTAATGCTGCAAACAATATTCTTAAAGAAGGATTAAGATTGCTTAACGCATCTTAAATAAAGATACCGTAGGAACTACGGGAATATAAGCCTGTGGAGAGTATGTAAGACTAATTTAGTTAGCAACCCTCAACGAAGCAGGAATCCTGCGACTTTAGTCGTGGGAGGTTCAAGTATGGTTTTGCACCGATACGCATTGCCATATGAAGCTTTAAGAGGGGTTGTGCAGCTATACCCCACATCGGAGTAGGCTGAAAAGCCGAAAGAAAATGCTCAATTTCATTGTATTTACACACAATTGCGGTTTGATTGAATAGCTCCCGGTGGCGTTATAAATAGCCGGATTAACATCACATTCACTTTTAGCAACGGTGTTTCGCTACCGTAAAATGCGAGGCTGTAATATCATAGTGTGAAGTTGTAAAGATGTGGCGAAATAGGTAGACGCTATTATGGATATAGAAAATGGTGCGTGTTGTAGGGTTATGAAAAACACGGGTAAACCATATAGTACCCCTCCACCAATCAATCTATCGTTATCGAGTTTAGTCCAAGTCCCTCTTTTGAGGTGCCGTGTCTGCGATAGAAATTTATATAAGGTGCAAATCCTTATCATCTTTACAAAATAATTTTAATGGAATGTTCGTTTAAAAATGGACAGAGAAAAATTAATCAAAAGAATCGGTTGTGCTGTTTCTTTGTATGGGTATCATTAATGATGATCCCCTAGTTTTTATCACAACCACACAGACGGATAGTTCAATAGCAGAACGAACGACTTATAATCGTTAAATAATGGAGCGTTACCATTTCTGTCTACCAAAGGTGTACCATACCTTAGTTGGAGCTAAAAAAGCGGTGTATCACTACCTTAATGTGAGAAATATAATGTTTCTGATTCGCATTCAGAAACCGTCCTATTTGCGGTAGGGCATAAAAAATGTGCGGATAGGGTTTCTTTAAAAGTGTAAATCCAGCCGCAAGTGAACCGGGCAATTGCCCGGTTCTTTTTCTTTTGTAATTATAAAAAACAAATAAAAATGAAAAGGATGACTTATTAGCATTTGAAAGAAATCTCTCAAGAATTAGCGGATTATATTCGCAAAAATTATCCAAAAGTTAAAGTAAAACCCACTGTACACAAATTTTACATTGAGGAAACAAAGGAAAACAGGTTAATAATCAGTCAGTTTACAAAACTAAAACTTAAAGGAGTGCATAAAACTGGAATTTGATTTAAAGCGTTATGTTGACGAATCTGAAGAAGAATATATATATCGTATTTGTAGTAAAAAAGAAGTTATTGGAAGTTGGAATGATGTAGCAGATATTTTAAATCGTGAATTGAATTATGAATTTACAGAGAGCAAATTTCGCAAGCAATATCAAGCATTTCAACGTATGTTTAATGCAAATAAAAATAAATTCATTGATGCGGATGATATACTAAATGAAGTTGAACTTAAAAAGATAGAAGTTAAAAAAGAAACACAAAAGTTTTTTGACCAACGTACTGCTTACAATAAGTTGCTTCGTGAAAGATCGAGGCAAGAAGAATTAAATGAAATAATAGAACGAGTCATATTTAACGGGAATCTTCCTTGTTTGGATTATACGCCATCCCCTATTGTTTCGTCTGACAATGACCTTTTAGTTAGTTTGTGTGACCTTCATTTTGGAGCAAACATCAATAATGCATGGAATATTTATAATTCTGATGTTTGTAAATTGAGGCTATCTACTTATTTGGATCAAATTATTGATATAAAAAATACTCACAAATCAGAAAACTGTGTTGTTTGGGCAAACGGTGACGAAATAAGTGGAAATATTCATTATGAAATTACTGTAACAAACAAAGAAAATGTAATTGAGCAAATAACTGGAGTTTCAGAGCTTATTGCAGAATTTATTGCTGAGTTAAGTAAACATTTTAAAAAAGTTTCTTATATAAGTGTTGCAGGAAATCATTCTCGCATAGATACAAAAGATTTCAGTCTAAAAGACGAGAGATTAGATGATTTAGTTGAATGGTATTTAAAAGCAAGACTACAAAATTTTAAAAATGTCGTTATTGGTGATTGTGAGAAATTAGACACAACCATGTACATAATGGAAGTAAGAGGAAAAAATTATTTTGGTGTTCATGGGGATTATGACGGATCACCAAGTAAAGTACAAGCCCTCAAGGCATTTAGTCCTAAACCTATATATGCGGTTTTATCTGGACATCTTCATCATAATCACATAGATTCAGTACAAGGAATAAAAACAATTTCGGCTGGTTCATTCTTAGGGATGGATCAGTTTTGTATTTCTAAGCGAATTTATGGAGAGCCTCAGCAGTTAGTATGTGTATGTACTGAAAAAGGTGCTAACTGTTTCTATGATATAAATTTCTAAATTACACATTCCTTCAGACTGTTCTTCTGATTGGAGTTTGAGATTAGATTGTTCTTCTAATTCTCTCTATATTTTTAAAGAGAGAAATAAATGGAAAATAATAAAAAAGTTGGAGTTTATGGCATTAAAAACATAGTAAACAACAAAATTTACATTGGAATATCAAAAGACATATTAAAAAGATGGAATAGACACAAGAACAATTTAAAGAATAATAAACACATTAACGATCATTTACAATCGTCATGGAATGCATATGGTGAACAATGTTTTTCTTTTTATGTTATTGAAGAATGTGATGTATCTCTTATAGAAGAGAGAGAAATTTATTATATAAATAAATTTAAAACAAACGACAGATCATATGGATTTAACAAAACTTCTGGTGGAGATGGAGTTAGAAACTTGAGTCCTGAATGTTGTGATAAAATATCAATTGGTGAGTCTATGTACCCAGTCGTACAATTAGACTTAAATGGAAATTACATAAAAACACATCGTAATTGTAATAAAGCGGCAACAGACGTTAAAGCTGAGGCTGAAAATATTCGTTTATGTTGTAATAATTTTAAAAACTTAAAAGGCAGAAAATCATGTGGTGGGTTTCGATGGATGTATGACTCTGATTATCAAAAATATGGATTTTTAAAATACATGTGTAAAATTAGAGGCAAAGGTTTACCTTTAATTCAATACGATTTAAAAGGAAACATTATTGGTATATATTCTTCTGCATATGAATGTGCTACCACAACTGGAATTGGGCATAAATTAATTTCACGAGTATGTTTAAACCAAAGACCTCACACTTGTGGCTATATATTTAAACGTATAGATGATAATGCATATATTGAATATTTAAAAACTAAAAAATAAATTAAAGGCTGTGAAATTTTGACGAAGGATCAATTTATTCGGCGTATGGCTGAAAAATATAAAATTACAATAAAAAAATCTAGTGAAGCCGTGGAAATGTATAACGGAA